GAGCTTGCTGATAATCTCTCTGGATCCCTTTAAATGACAGGCGCTTCCAATACATATCGTTACTTTCATCCCTTATTCCTCCACTATCTGCGTGTATTATGGGCTCACCCCAAACCATGGCTTCATTATCTCACATTGTGATATTTATATCAATAATATTTCTCAAATATTTTATAGAAAAGACAGGGCTGTTGTGCTATAGTTAATGATATTTACGAGAGGAGTTGAAGTACTATGAAAAAACATGTTTCTTTACTTTTAATAGCATTTATGGGTATCTCCCTGGTGCTGGGCGGATGCGGCAAGAGCACCTCAGGCACACCTGCCACAGAGGCTCGGACGGAAGCCCAGGCCGGGACACAGACGGAAGCCCAGGCCGACGCACAGACCATAAACCAGAACGGTGAAAAAGCCTCCCAGGACCAGGCCTCAGAAAGCGCTTCCGGCGCAGTGTCCTCCTCTGAATCCGGTCCCGGCGATGAACTGAACACGGGTTTTGATGAAAACAAGCTGACCTGTCAGGCAGCCATCCGTGTAGGCTCTCTAAAAGGCCCAACCTCCATGGGACTTGTATCCCTGATGGACAAGGCTTCCAGGGGCGAGACCTCCAATGTTTATGAATTTATCATGGCCGGCAAGGCTGATGAACTGGTGGGTAAGATTGCAAACGGCGATCTGGATATCGCCCTGCTGCCTGCCAATGTTGCCAGTGTACTCTACGCCAAGACCCAGGGAAATATCACGGTCCTGGATATCAACACCCTGGGTGTCCTCTATGTGGTTGCCTCAGATGATTCCATTTCCTCCATGGCTGACTTAAAGGGACGCACCATTTATATGACAGGAAAGGGAACCACCCCTGAATACGTCGTGAATTACCTTTTAAAGGAAAATGGTCTTTCTACATCTGATGTGGACCTTCAGTTCAAATCCGAGGCCACAGAAGTGGCATCCCTGCTAAAACAGGATTCCAGCGCCATCGGAGTTCTGCCGCAGCCCTTTGCCACTGCTGCCTGCATCCAGAACCCTGACCTAAAAACAGTGCTGGATTTAACAGAACAGTGGAACATGCTGAACAAGGACACCGGAAGCATGCTGGTGACAGGAGTTACCCTGGTACGCAGCGATTTTCTCAGGGAAAACCGCTCCCCTGTTGCAGACTTCATAAGGGACCATGAGGCCTCCACCCTTTTTGCCACAGAACATGCGGAGGATGCATCCAGGCTGATTGCTGAGCAGGGTATTGTGGAGAAAGCCCCCATTGCCCAGAAAGCCCTTCCCTACTGTAATATTGTATGTCTGACCGGTCAGGAGATGAAGGACGCATTGAGCGGTTACCTCTCCACCTTACATGAACAGGACCCAAAATCCATCGGCGGACAGATGCCCGGAGATGATTTTTACTATATGCCCTAACCCCTGACTGCGGAGACATCCCTCATGAATCAACCTACAAATCACATCACACGAATACGTAAATATCTGGTTTGGCTGTTCTGGATTGCAGTATGGCAGACAGCCAATCTCCTGATACACAATAATATTATATTCGTAGGCCCTCTGGACATGGTAAAGGCCCTGGCAGAACAGGCGGTGGACCCGGCCTTCTGGGCCACCATCCTGAATTCCTTTGCCAGGATAAGTCTTGGATTCCTGGGGGCCTTTGCCCTAAGCATCCTCCTGGGAAGCCTGGCCTACCTCTTTCCCCTGGTAAAGGAGCTGCTGGACCCGGTCATGCTTCTGATTAAATCTGTTCCGGTTGCCTCCTTTGTTATCCTGGCACTGATATGGATTGGCTCCCGCAACCTGGCAGTATTCACCTCTTTTCTGGTGGTGGTGCCCATGGTCTATGTGAGCACTCTGTCCGGGCTGAAACACACGGATAAAAAACTGCTGGAAATGGCCCGGGTTTTCCGTATGCCCATGTGGAAGCGCATCCACTATATCTATGTGCCAGCCCTCCTTCCATACCTTGTAAACGGGTGCCGTACAGCTCTTGGTATGAGCTGGAAATCCGGCGTGGCCGCGGAAGTCATCGGCATACCGGAAGGTTCCATCGGAGAACAGCTGTACTACTCCAAACTGTATCTTGACACGGCCGGGCTATTTGCCTGGACCTTTGTCATCATAATAATCAGCGCATTGTTTGAACGTTTTTTTCTTTATCTGCTAAAGAAAATAAAGCATTAAGGAGCGTGTATGGAATGACCCTGGAATTGCAACATATATCCAAATCCTATGACGGGCTGCCCGTATTAAAGAACCTGAATCTTTCCTTTCAGCAGGGCCAATGTTATTGTCTCATGAGTCCATCCGGTTCAGGTAAAACTACTCTGCTGCGCATTCTCATGGGGTTGGAGCAAGCAGACCATGGCTTGATACTGGCAGACGGAACCCCCCAGGACATGAGTTCCCTGCCTGCTTCCGCTGTCTTTCAGGAGGACCGGCTCTGCGAATCCTTTTCTCCGATTGAAAATGTAGCCATGTGTGCCGGCCGGTCGCTCAAGGCTCCCCGTATTAAATGGGAATTGGCCCGCCTGCTTCCGGAGGAATGCCTGAACCGCCCTGTATCCACCTTAAGCGGCGGCATGAAACGCCGTGTGGCTGTCGCCCGTGCCCTTCTTATCCCCTCCCATATTCTTCTCATGGATGAACCTTTTACCGGCATGGATGACGAATTGAAACGCAATGTCATTTCATATATCAGGGAAAAACAAGACGGACGGCTTTTAATCCTCTCAACCCACCAGGAGGAGGATGTGGAACTCATTGGCGGAGAGCTGGTGAGATTGGAAAACTGTATGGACGTATGATATGTACGATATACATTAACCGAGCCAAAGAAAAGCGCTGCAGCCCATGGTTTTTCCCCTGGGCCTGCAGCGCCTTTCACATATAATTCTGAATACAATTCGTATAAACAGCCTGATTCAGTCACCTGCGCTGGTACGAAAGAATGAACTTACATCTGTCTCATCTGGTCCTGGCAGGATGGTGACTGCATATCGAAGGCAGGGTTGAACGCATAGAAATTCCTGCTGTCCAGCTTCTCCTGGGTGATACGCAGCAGTTCACCGAATCTCTGATAATGAACGACTTCCCTTTCCCTCAGGAATTTGATGGGTTCACAGACGTCATAATCCTTCACAACGCGCAGGATATTGTCATAGGTGCTCCTGGCTTTCTGCTCTGCAGCCATATCCTCATGAAGGTCCGTAATTACGTCTCCCTTGGACTGGAACTCACATGCATTAAAAGGAATTCCTCCTGCCGCCTGGGGCCAGATACCTGTGGTGTGATCGATATAGTAAGGTCCGAAGCCCTGCTCTACCAACTGGTCGGCAGTCAGTCCCTTTGTCAGCTGATGGATAATGGCAGCCACGATTTCCAGATGTGCAAGTTCCTCCGTACCGATATCGGTCAGGGTTCCCTTACACTCTTTATATGGCATGGCGTAGCGCTGGGAAAGATAACGCATGGAGGCGCCCATTTCGCCGTCCGGCCCACCGGATGTCAATAACATATGATTAGATTAAGCCCCTGGAATCATGGTTCCGGAGGCTTTTCTGGTTTTATTATAGCATGGATGGAAGGCAATGTCAGTATGTTTTTGGAAATCTATTTGAACCAGGCCCTATGGATGCCGGTCTGCACCAAAAGAATCATTCCCCATTTATTTTCCCGCATTTTATGATACCTTTTGTAACTTTTTGTTGTCCCCCTTCCCTTGATAGTCCCCCTCCCAATAGTTACTTTTATAATGTAATAAATTTTAGGAGGGCTAACATGAAATACGAAAGAGAAACCAGTAACCTGCTTCGACGGCTTGGCGTCAATAATTCCTACATAGGATTCCGCTATACTATCTATGGTGTAATCCGCTCAGTCCATGAACCGGACCTGCTTTCCTATATATCAAAAGGATTATACGTAGAAATTGCGGTTCGGTATAAAACATCTGTGGGATGTGTAGAACGCAATATACGCACCATTATTAATATTATATGGCTTCATGGAGACAGGAATCTTTTAGACCAGGTTTTCGGCTTTGAATTGGCACAAAAGCCGCGGAACGGCGCCTTTATTGATGCGCTGGCTCATTATGTTGTACGCCATTATTATGATTGAGGAAGTTAGGGCGCTATCGCAGCGCCCTTCGGTAATCTACCAATTAAACACATACCGACGATTTGCCATGTCGTATTCTTCTGCAATCCGGAGCACACCCCTGGCATCCGTAATCATGCACTTGCCCTCGTCGCTGCCCTTGACTGGACAAAGTAAAAATGCCTCACCGGCAGGGTCCACCTGGTAGCCGGTCAGCATGTAGCCCTCGGAATCGAACAGATACCAACCACAAGTGCCGTCCGTGGCCTCCCGGAGCCAGTACCAGCCATTGGCCGCATAGCTGCCGTCTGTAAACTGATACCACCAGCGCTGGCCGTCTGCGGCCGGCTGGAAACCCTGGGTGTATGTCACTGGGACCGGGGTATAATCAATATCCCTCAGTTTAAGCACCTTCTGCCAGGGCGTGGCTGCTACACGGCTCTTGATAGTCCCATAGTTGATACCCTTAGCCTCAATACACCAACCATCACCTATGTATACCCCGATGTGGCCCGGCTTCCACAGCGCCCAGCCGACCATAGACTCGTCCAGATGGTCAACGCCTACCCGCTCCACAGCCGTATCATGATAGTTGTAGCTGCCACGCAGAACGCCTGTATACCAGCTGATGAGACCGGAACAGTCCGTACAGCGCTGGCCTATGTACTTAGCCGCCTTGGTCTTGTAAGTGGATGTGTATGTGCCTGGGTTCTCCCGGGCAAGGCGGTCCAGGATGGCCTGGGTAAGGACCTCACCTTTGGCACCGTAAACGTAGGGTGTGCCCAGTTTGTCCTTGCAGTGCTGAATTAATCCTGCTGCTGTTTTACTCATAGTGTTTTCCTCCATCAAAAAAAATAAGGCCCAGGGGCATCCCTGAGCCATGAAAAGTTGTGACGTCACAAGTTGCGATATCGCAACTACTCTATTTTCTGCGATTTGCCCTTTAACACTTCAATGGCATTCACTATCACATCAGATTTCACTATCCCCATGAGTCCTGCATTCTCCACAATAGACAACGACTCATTCGCGATAAATCCATATGTGGCTGCCAGCATAATATAATCTACTCCCAAGGCCACATCAAGCTGATGAGCTACCGCCAGAAGGCACACCATCATAAATTTTTTGCACAACCCTTTAAGCATGGCGTTTGAACTAGCTGCACCGCTCTCTGATTTTGGTGACTTTTTAAATACCACAGCCACTAAGAATCCCGCCAACAGGTCCAGACCCATAAGTATGAGCACGATACTCAATGTCGGGGTCCAGCCGCCAAAAAGCTTTACTCCCGCCGCTGCGGCCATACCTGCAATGGCGCATATAATATCTTTCTTCATTTTCATATACCTCACCTACTCTGTAATTAGCTCTTCACATTCCAGATCAACCAGTACCTGGCGCACCTGGTCCTTAATTTTATCCGGGACCTGCCTGAATGTCTTCCTCCCCTTTACAATCAGGGTTGCATAAATGACTGCCATGGTATCTACCTCCTTCCTCAATAATAAAAAGAGCAGCAGTCTAAGCATTAAGTACCGCCTCGACTTCCGCCCTTAACTTCTCCGGGACCTGTTCAATCGTTTTCTTGCCCTTGCGAATAAGGTCCGCATATACAATTGCCATATAGTCTGCCATTCTTTACACCTCCATTCCCTCGTAAATTTCTGTCAGGGCCAGCTGGGTATTGGTTACATCTTCGGCCAGTGCCAGATTGGCCTCATACTGTTCTGTAAGCGCCAACTGTGCCTCTGTAAGCTGACTATCCAGACTTACCACCTGTTCCTGCAGTCGTCCAATATCTGACTCAGGCAGATACGCAAAGACAGGCTGTGGATTACTGGCATCTGTCACGTCAATATGATTCAACTGAGCTCCATCAGGAATATCCACCCACATGCACCGTAATCCCTGTGGTAAAGTTTCTTCTCCATAAATAATTGACCATATACGGCCTGTAACGTCGTATATCACTAATGCTTTCATAAGTTCAGCTCCTCCTTCCTATACAGGTCTTCCTAATATAATTCGGTAAATAGTAGCGCTATATCCGCCAGAATAGCCACTTGTACCGATAAATACTGTAGGCTGCCTTCCGATATCAAATATGTCTAAAGCTACTTCCCTGGTATTGGAATCTATCGAATAACTATTGCTAGTCGAAACTTCCCAGCTACCGTAATCAGCACCCTGTCTAACTACGCCGACAGTTAATGATACATTACACGAATACCTAACATATAATTTTCCATAACTACTGAATGATACAGGCGAATTGAAGGCCACGCCTTTTCTAGATGGTTGATCCGAGTTTGTTGCAAAAGATATGGTACTTCCAATATTAACATAATTTGTATATGAACCACTATAATTAATTCCAGTAGTATTCCCATCTAAAAATATATTATAGTACCGATCCAGCCATCCCTCAAATGTGCCTGCACGTCCAAAGATGGTCACTCCTCTTTTTATATTCCAGGGCTGTAAATTTCCATCACCTACGATTGTCTGGTTCCCGGTCAGATACTGGTTGGCGGCTATCACCTGGTCATAGTTTTGCCCGTAGTAGGTTGCAGCCCCTTTTTCAGCCATAGTTCCTGTCAACGGATTACCGTCTTTATCAACAATCACTTTTCCCTTGCGTACATCCGACGCGGCTGCTGTTATAACATCCAGGTCAGCTCCGCCACCGCTTCCAGGTATCCATAACCTTCCCATCTGTTTCTACACCCCTTTCAATCCCACGGTCAGGTCAATCGTGGGCTTCTTATTGTAACATTTAAATGTTGCCTGGCCATCTGCCGTGTCCCCATCGTCAATCATCCCAAATGCCTTGTTATACGCTTTCACCTGTTCCGGCGTCGCCCCGTCTGCAATCACCTTTACCAGTATGGGGTTGTCCTCCGTTGTCAGCCCCTCTATCGGCACAGTCTGGGTATATGGGGCTGCGGCGCTCCATCCAGATGCCTGGAGTGTGACGGGGACAACATGGTTCAGGGCATTCACTGCCTTATTCGTGGTGTTAATGTCATTCTGTCCAAACTTATCCCCCTTCTGGGTATATGGAGTGACATCTGCTATCGTGCAGGTACCATCCTCATTGGTGTCAATCCTCCAAATCCTGGAACCCTCAAAGATGTCGTCCTTATAATCTGTTTTTAAACTCATTACTCAAATGCACCTCCATTAAGTGTGAACGCCAGGCGCCTGATTCCTTCGGCCCTTCCTAATATATTCCTGTATATCTTCAGGCAGGCGGATTCAATACGGTTCAGCTCTTGCCAGTCAATGAATGGGCCGTTGTCATGATAAAACTGCCTCTCTCCTACATTGAAGGGGAATGTCCCTACGCAGACGTGGTCTATATTGGCCTCAAAGTGGTTAATTTCATCTGCATAGAAGCCGTAATCCTGATATATCTTATCCGCTCCCATTTCCTCAAATTCAAAGTCTGGCCACAGGGTAAGGGCCTGGGCGCGTATCTCATTGATATTGCCCTTGATGCGGTTGTAATCTCCGATATTAAAATAATCACCGGACTGCCAGTCTGTTTTTGGCTGTTGCCACATAACTCATGTCCCTCCTCGCTTTAATGGTCCCGCTCAGTCCACCATTGAATTTCAAAGTATGGTCCGTCACCCGTATCAATAAATCCGGAACATACTTATTTTCCAGAAAGGCAATGTCATTGGCATCCATCCTGGGTTCCCCACGATACTGCAGGTCATATTCCCGGTCCGATTTGAGGTAATCTCCTATCCAATCAGCCAGATTGGCTGCATGGGCCCCATCTGACACCAGGGGGTTCTCCCAGGTTTCCAGGCTACCCGTTGGGTTGAGCTGCCTGCTGACCTTAGTCTGCGTTATAAGGTATTCCTTACCCATAACCGCCACCTCGGTGGCCCCCGCAATGCCTGTAAGCTCCACCGTGGCATAATAGGCACTGCTGCCTATGATTGTTGCTGTCTGACCTTCTGACGGTTCTATGAGCCCCACTGACAAGTCGTAGGAGGCATTGGACAGGTAAAACGTATATTGGTTATCCTGTTCTGTCACTGCTATAGTCTCCCTCACAAGCTCCTTTGTGTCCTCTGTACTGAGATTGTATATGGTGCGTACCACCTGCAGTTCCCTGACTCTGGCCAGCTGCGTGCCCTTTGGGGTTTTGGTCAGCTCCACACCATACTCAAGGATATAATCCGTGCTGTCACCGAAGGTTATGTTATCCAGGACCACACGATTATTTGGACATCCTCGGACAAATTCCAGTTCCAGGAAGTCAAATTCCGGGAACTCATGGCTTACCACATAGGTCTGGGTGAGCCCTGAAACCATGTAATCCTCCTGCAATGCACCATTGTAATAGGCATGGAACACGACCGTATCCGGACAGTTCTGCCCGAATTCCAGGGTCAGTCCAAAGCACTTATACGCTGCCTCCATGGTTATTCCAACAGTAGGGTTATCTGCAAACAACCCATCATCTCCAGCGACGGCCTCCGATACATAGCCCGTATTGAGATATGTGATTCCATCGGTCTGCCTTGGAAGGAAATATTGTGTGCCGGATACACCTGTATAATCCTGACCAGGCAGGGCATACGTTTCCTTTTTCGCATGGTCCAGGATGGCTGCTGCATGAGAAAAGTACGTCTCGTTGTCAGATGTCGCTACCATATCCGGCACAAAACTGGATTTAAGGATTATTCTACCGGCCCGGTTCTGATACAGGATACACCTGCCGGCATTAGCAATCAGCTGCAGGGCTTCCTTATGCATTACTACCGGCATCGGGTTGACCACCAGAACATCCTTAAGATATGGATCTATCCAGTAGTTCCGGTAATCCACCTGGGCATCCGTCAGGACGTCCACTGCTATGTCATACAGGCTCATACCATTCGGATGGTACTGGCCGCGGTAATATGTACTGTCCATCCCATCAAAACAATCCGATGCTTGGAAGTCCATTTCCGTATCATCAGCTGACCATGATTTCAGTGCGAGTGATGTCCCCGGAATCCACTCAATCGTCCCATCATCCATGGCTTGACCATAAAGGACCTCAACTTGTTGGCCAATCTCCAAAAAGTTTACCGTGCTCTCCTCATTCTCCACGTCATAGGCCCTGTCCTTGTTATCCACGGTCACATCAAAATCAATAGTGGGCAGCTCCTCCGATATCGGACTGATATGCTCTTTCTTAGTTGCAGACAATATTTTCTTGCTGTCAAAATAGACGCCTATGCCCATGGTAATCTGATTGATGCGGAACCGACTCCGTCCATTGACCATGGCTGCTGGCACAAACCTTAGGAAAGTAGCTCCCTCAAAAATCTCCTCCGTCACATAATGGCCATCCGTATTATTCGTTACATTCAAGGTCCGGTTGTCTGAAATGATGGTAAAATCTACGGGATATGCCTTGCCAAATTCCACCGTCAGCCCCTTAATGTCATATTGAACGGGAAACCGGATTTCAATTTCCCCCTGAAGGCCATCCGTCACGATTCCCTGATTGAGCACCACGTCTGCTGCATCTTTGGGAAGGAAATACATGCTGCCATCCACAGTGGTATAGTCCTGGTCACAGGTTGCATATAGCTCCTGTACCTTGTAGTTATCCATAGGCTTTACTAGGTCGGAATAATAAGTATACACATCCCGCTCAGGTATGTAAGCGGATGCCTGGGCCTGCTGGTTAATCAGGCCGATGGTGACACGCAGGTAAGACAGTGGGTTCCTCCACTTCCTGCGCATCATGTCCTTATATTCATTACTTGCCGCCTGCACTACTTCATCACCCCGCAGTCTATCAGGTTCACCTTACAGTCTTTATACATGGTGGGCAGCCCATCCGGACCTATCTCATCTATCTTGGCCGTCCGGTTCCCCGGATACATCCGCTCTGTTTTCCAGCAGTTGTTTTTCATGTCCGGAAACTTGACCGTCACCACAAACTCCTCAAACTCTTTCAGGATGCTGCTCCAGGTCGCCGCATCCAGATAGGACCACTGCAGGCCGTCAATCTTATCCTGGTCACGGCCCACGCGCTGCCCTACGAATTCCCCCAGGGCGTTCTTTCCCTGGTTCACGTTCGTAGCAATGGTTAGGCCTGGACCCCGGTCATAGTTTGGATATTCATGTCCATTGATATAGATTGGCACTTAGTCCACCTCCTTTATGTAGTCCGCATGGTGTATCCATTACGCTTATCCAGTTCCACTAATTTCTTCTTTATCTCCCGGATGTCGATATTGACCGTCAAGTCCATCTGCTCTATCAGGTCAATGATACGCTGTAGCAGGTCTACCATGATGGACAGATACTGCTCACTCATGTTGTTACTGCTTTGCTGGGATGCCAGGGCCACCGCCCGGTCGACTACCTCCTGCATCCTGTCCTCCCCCGTGCTTGGGCTACCACTTCCTACCATCGCAAGATGCGGTGTAGCATTACTGAAAATTTGTGAAAGACCATTGACCAAAGGGGACAAGCAGGAACTCATTCCTCTCTGTACGGCCGCCGTGATTCCCTGCGTAATCTGCTGATTATTGGCAACTGCTGCTCTACCGCCCCAACTTCCGACCATCTCCGGCAATCCGTTCTCACGTGCTACGAACATCTGCCCGGACTTAGGGAATCCTCCACTCGCGTGCCCCTTTACTGGTGAGTTTGTCCCATAATCCCAGTCATCTCCACCGTCTGAATCATCGTCATCATCCTCGTCCTCAGCATCTTCCTTAGCTTTCTTGAATAGGCTCTTGGCGCCTTCCACAATCCCATCAAAAGCACTGCCTATGAAATCTGCTACGCCTTTAAGCCACCCAACTATATCCTCCCATACAGCCTTTAATCCATCCCATAGTTTCGTCATGATGCCTTTGCCGACTTCAACCATCTCATCAAGCTTGAATACATCCTTGATTTTCTTCCAGATGTTGTCAAACCACTCCTTTATTGCATTCCATTTTTCCTCAATGGTTTTTCTTACTTCATCCCAGATTTCTGACAGCTTATCCCGGATGGCACTAAAGATGTCCTCGGCCTTTTTCTTGATGCCTTCCCACAGGCCGGATGTAAAACTCTTAATTCCATTCCAAATGCGTTCCCACGTAGCTTTTATTGTATTTAGCGTCGTATTTATAATCTGGCCAACGACAGCCAGCACCGTATCTATCACTTCCTGCATAGTCTGCCAGATCTCACTAAGATACTCACACATGCTATCCCATACTTCCTGCCAGCTTACATTAAGATTTTCTGCCAAGAAAGTGATTATTCCCGTAAGCACATTAATTGCATTTGTAACAAACTCTGTAATTGCACCTATCACAAAAGAAAGAATATCTATTGCAGCATTAAACGCTCCCACTATATACGGAGCCAGTGTCTCAATAAACCACTCAGCAAAAGGCTTAAGCTTAGTTTCCCAGACTTCCATCATACTGGCTACTGCAACCTGCACGAATTTGGAAACCGCTTCTATTATTCCATCAAAGGCTACTGCCAACCCTGCAAATGGACCATTCCTTAATGCTTGTATTGCCTCGCCTGCTTTCTGTAACGCAGGGACTAACCACGCATTAAAAGCGTCAAGGATGAGACCTACTGAGTCTGATATCACAGTTGTAATAAAACCGAAAACAGGACTAATCACACCATTATATAAATCATTAATCTTTTGACCGACATAAGTCACTGCATCGGCCATCAGCCCTATTACAGGGGCAAAGAAGTCTGCTAACCCAGACAACGCCTCAATAATCTTGTCCTTATTATCAATGATAGGCTGAAACAGGAGGCCCGTGATATCTGTAATAAAACTCGCACTTAGCTCCATTACATTCAGGAATGTATTGCCAAATACGGCCATGATATCCGCACCAATCTGCTGAAAGCTATCAAGTCTTAATACTGCAAAAATATCTCCTATGGCTTGCGCATAACTTCCTGCAAGTTTCGCAAATTCAGAACCAGTGTTAAATAATGCAACAAGTTTCTTTTTGATGAAGTCCTTATTCTGGTCAAGGTATTTGGCAATTGAGCCACACAAGAAATCCGCTATGGAAGCCCCTATACTGGCGGCAGAACCCGCTACTTTGCCCAGGTTAATGGCCAGGATATTAGCAAATCGGTTGGCAGCCTGTTCCACCTCAGGTGATGTAAATATATCCGTCAGGCTATCCTTGATGCTCTGGATGGACTCTTTCATGCTGTCCAGGACACTGGTATCACCAAATCCAACCTTGAACCCTGCCATGAACAGGTTCTTAAGCTGGTTGGCTTTGTCAATCAGTCCCTGGTACTTGTTGTCCATCTCGTCCACAGCCGAGGTATCAAGCTCGCCCATGTCAAATTCATCTGCGGAGTACCCACCGCCAGCTCCGCCTCCGGAACCGCCTCCACTGGAATCCGTATCCGGGCTGATGATGTTGAGCTCGTCAATGCCGGTGGTGATGCTCTTCATGTCCTTGGCGGCCTTCTTGGTAGCCCCACCAGCCCCACCTGCAGCTGCTCCCGCCTTATCGGCTGACTGGGCCATCGCATCCATACCGGCCGTGGCTGCAGATGCACCTCCCCCGCCCTTCTTCCCGGTTACCATCTCCGTGAATGCCTTGAAGGCATTGGCCAGGCTCATCAGCTTACTGATGATGCGGTTGATTACCTGGATGACCGGTGTCAGTACATTAATGAGTCCTTGTCCGATTGTGGCTTTAAGGCTGTCAAACTGCAGCTTCAGGACACGCACCTGGTTTGCCCAGCCATCCGCCGTCCGGATGAAGTCCCCGGATGCCAGGGACAGCTGGTCCTGCACAAACTTATACCGCAGCGCCACCTTCTCAGCCTCAGACATCTTTGCCGTCACCTTACCATAGCCATTGGCCAGGGCATAGCTGTCAAGGGCGCTCTGGGTCATGACAATGCCAAGGTCCTTAAGAGTCTCTGTTTCACCCGTGAACACGGATTTCAGCTTTGTATAGGCCTCGTCCTGGCTAATGTTGTAGAAGGACGCCACGTCCCCAGCCAGACCAGTCAAGGTCGTGGACATCTCATAGGCTGCCTGTTCACCAAAACCGAATGCTTTAGCCATTGCGCCGAAGGTGCCAGTAAACCTCTTAGCCATGGTCTCGGACAGGCCAAAGGAAGTTATGGCGTTCTTGGCAAAGTCGTCCACCTGTTTGGACATACGTGGGAACGTGACATCCACCACATTCTGGACTTCCGCCAGGTCGGACCCCAATTCAATACACTGTGCGCCGAAGTCTATGATTTTCTTTACTGCAAACGCCGCCGCGAGAGCAGCTCCCGCCTTTTTAGCCAGCCCCTGTATTCCGGCCATCTGCTGTTTAAATTGATTCTGGTTGACCACAAGGTCAAGGCCAATCTGGCCTACGCTGTCAGCTGCCATACATATCACCTGCCTTTTAATTCAAAAGCAGGCTCTGGCTCGCTACTCCTTTGGTGCGGCTCTAGGCTCTGTCATTTTTATATCCAACCTGTTTATGGTTTTACATCTGGGACATTTAATTTCCCCCTTAACGTATTCCGCCAGGAGAAGGGTCTGTCCACATCTTACACATCTTACTTTCTCAATCTTAACCACCTCCGCACATAGCCGCAAACATCTTCTCCAGGCCGGCCATTTCCTTCTCGAAGGTTTCCCCATCCATTTCTTTCATTTCCCGGTTACGCCAGTCATCATATATCCGGCGCTGGTCCTTTGTATAATGTTTGATGATATCCTTATCCGTTTCGGACCGGATGGCTACCACACGGCCTAATGCCGTCTCCGGGGACAGGCCGGCAATCAGTGCCTTGAATTCGTCCCAGGAGACTGTTTCAAATTCTTTCGTTCGTATACGCAACCCGTACTGCGACAGGAAGCTGGAGACTATCAGGTCCCAATCCTCAAACATATCGTAGTACGGGTCACTGCTCTCCCCCGGCAGGTTCCTCCATGCCGGAAATGAGCTGGACCGCTTCCTGCACTACAATAATCAAGTCATTGAATCCCAGTTTCATCCTCTCTATCTCTTTCTTGGACTTTTCTAGGAACATCATGTCGTAGGCCTCCAGAATTTCCTGTGCACCAGGGTCATTAGCCGACATCAGTCCCATGACCTTAAGCATGGTCGGGGCATCCGCATTCACTTCTATGGCCTTTCCCTTGATTACCAGGGATGGATTCCCTTCAAAACTCAATTTATCTGTGATATCTACTTTCCTTGCCATTCGTTGTTCCTCCTTATGCTCCTGGTGTGGGCGCCGGTGTAAATGTCGGGGCGCCATATCCCGTCACTTCAAATTCCAGGGTGTCAATGTTGGTTGTATCACCGCCGCCCGGAGTGGTCACATTCACAACCACGTCACAGGCCAGCTTTGCGCCGGATACCATGGTCCACTCAAACTTCGTCATGACGTCCTGTCCGAACTTCCAGGCCAGGCCGGCAATATAGTCATTGGCCGGGTCACCTACTGACCTCTTTCCTTTGAAGGAAAATCCCAGCTTCTTTCCTGTCATGGCTGCTTTTGCCCAGCCCTTCGCATCCATGGCATACCATTCCTCTACGGTACCGTCAATGGACGGAGCGAAATTCTCCAAATCTAACGGTACAGCCATATTCTCCTCTGTGCTTTCGAGGCCTTTTATGCCAAACTTAAACACATTGTTATGCACCGGATAAACTTTTCCTGCTGCATCTGCCATATCTCATTCCTCACTTTCTCTGATACACAAAATCCAGCCATATCGCATATTCATATACACCTTTTTCATCCGTTCCCACGTCAACCGGTTCCGGTACCTGGAGGATGATACAATTAATGGGTGTACCCCCTATGGACAGGCTGGATACGTTTTTAAGTTTCTCATACAGCTCATAGGCGGCCCGCTCTGATGCCTGTACATCCCTGTCCCAATGGACCAGCAGGGAGATGCGCCGGATGTCGTAGCTGCCATAATCATGTCCCCCCAGGGCCATCACGGGAGGACCGCTGCCCTGCCGGTGATATACACCAATGGAATGGTCCTTCTTGCTGTTCAGCTTCCCGATATAGACATTCCTGTCAGCCGTAATTCCCAGGCCTCCTATGTATCCCCGGATGTCATCCAAGGTCAGCATCATATACCACCTACTTTCTTGTAAAACCGCTTAAATGCATTCCTGGCAAAATCCTGGCTTACTCCACCAGGTAACCACGGTTCGTACCATTCACCGCCGGCAAACGGGTTCTCATCCGTCTGGAAATTGTATTCCGGATGAAAATACAGACGCCGTGCATAGGGAGTGTTTACCACCAGCGTCGCTTTCCCTTGACCACATTCTTTGTAATCCGCAAAAAAGCTGTCCTCCTCCAGGTGACCTGTGTCAAAAGGCATCACCTGGGCCTGGACAACCTCCGTGTGTAGTGCCTCCGCTGTCATCTCCAAGGCAGTCACTGCCGCCTGTGTCAGCTGTTTAATCCGCGGGAAATTCATCTTCACAGTTGATTTAACCTGCATCAGACCACCTCCAACTGGCAATAGTTCACCGTCCCGTCCAGGTTTCTGGCCTTCATCCCCTGCTCTATCCTCCGCTCTTCCCCGAATATGGTAACGGTACCCCCGCTTAAAGTTGGGAAGTCTGGGGCAATGTCTCCGGGGAACAAGGCCGTACCTGTTATCTGCACCAGCTTCTTTTCTGTGGTCAGAATGGTCTTGGCCCGGTCCTGGAAGTTGCATTTCAATTCCAGGTCCAGCGCCTTCTCCGGCTGACCGTGGTTATCCGTGTCCTCCGACTCCAGATGGACATGTATATCTGTCTTACATAGCCGTTTTGGAACTAAGCATGGATATTTCATGGTTCACCTCGCTAACCGGCAGCAAAGGCCCGTCTGGGACAGCAGGGCATACACATCACGCTTCATAGCCACGCCCTTGTCCGTAAATACGTTCCAGCTGCTGCCAAACTGTGCCGACACCCCGTTGATGCTGTAGCCCTGCAGGATGGTGTTAATCTCGTCTGCGTTCTCCCATTCAAAGTCCGCCTGCTGGCAGACCACTTCTTGGATAACATCCTGCTGGAAGGCTGTCAGATTAGAAAATCCCCGGCCCACAATACGGTTGTAGGTCAGGGAATCAACGTGGCGGCTGGCCTGCTTAAGAGCCTTGTCCAGCTCGTCCATGGGGATTACATCTCCCTTGTATGCATCACAGTAGTAGTCATAGGTGACATAGGGTTCATAGGGCATGTTATTCACCCGCCTTTTTACTCTCCGCTTTCTTTGCCGGTTCCTGCTTTGGGGCCTGGAGGGCTGCAATCTCTGCTTTCAAAGCTTCGTTTTCAGTGTATCTTTCAGCCGCTATGTTCTGCAGATGCTCAATCTCTTTAACCGCCTTCATGTATTCATCATAAGGCACTGTCTTTCCGCGTCCATACGCAGTCACCCGGCCGTCATCACCCACAATATCAAAACCAGCATCCTGATAGGACTTCTGCTGGCTTTCATCAATGGTGTACTCTTTATTTCCCTTAACTGCTCTCATACTATCTCCTTACGCTCCGGCTGCCTCTACGTTCATGGCACATCCCTCCACCTTCTTTTCCAGAAGGAACAGGTCGCCATAGCAACGGTTCTGATACAAATATCCGTCCGCCGTTCTTGAATCCGTCCCTGGGGTGAACAGCTTGATATAGCTGTACTTATCCCGGCATACTACGCAGGAAGTATGAATCAGAATCCAGTTAATCTGCTTGGCGTCAGCGGAAGCTACACAGCCGGTTGTAAAATCATACTTCGTCTTCATCCTGGCTGCCGGAACCATCTTTATGGTCACATCATCCAAGCTATGTACCTTACGGTTGATTGTGGACGGGGATGCGACGGTCATAACCCTCTGGAGTCCTTCTGCCTCCTTCACAATCTTATTCATGGTTGGGGTGACATACAGCATCCTCCCCTCCTCCGGAACACCGGCCTCGTCCATCCTCGCCATTTCCTCGTCAAATGCTTCCAAGAAATTGGCTGCCGTAATCACATCGGTACTAATACGGCCTGAATAGGTGGTCAGCTCTGCATGAAGTTTAGAATAGCGGTAGGAATCCTTTTCCGGGATAGCTTGTTCGGTCTCAAACGTGTTCTGTATGTTTGCCACGGATAAGGTCAGGTTTGTTTCGTCAATGTCCATGGGGTCAATCCAGAACTCCACATCCCTGTCGTGTTCCAGCTTCTTTGCCTCCCAGTCATTACTCAGGGTGCCTACATTGAATCCCGGTGTCCTGGTATGGTCCTTATACCCAGTCACTGCCATCCTTGGAAGTTTGATAGTCTGGGCATTGATGAACTTCACCTGCTGGTTACTCTGTGTTAAAGCATCAGAGCATAATTCCTTTGCGTACTTCTGCTGGAGCAGCTGTGTAAAGGTTGTTGCATAATCATATACTGCCATTTCTTAATCCTCTCTTTCATTAAAGTCCGAACGCCTTTTTAAGGGCGTCGTCTGTCGCCTGCGTCTGCTGTTGCCCACTGGCAGCTCCCACCTGGATGAACCCGGTGGAGCCTGATGCCTGGGGTTTCAGCGCCGGCACGTCCTCAAGTACCTTGTCCAGAGCCGCTTTAAGCGCCTCATCGTTGATTTTCCCATCCTGCCCCATGACCTGACTTAAGTCGGCCATCTTAAGGACATATGGAATTGTTTTGGCATCAATCCCCAGTGATACTGCCGCCATGGTGGCTGCACTGTCAATCATGGCCTTCTGAGCCACTGCCTGAGCCTGGGTGAGCTGCTGCTGGATTGCACCTACATCTGGCTGCTGGGCCGCCTTCTGCTGCTTAAATGTGGCAATGGCCTGTTCCATTTCTTCCTGGCTGAGCCCCTGCTGCTTGAAGTAGGCTTTCAAGGCCGTGTCCTCCTTAGCGGCCAGAGTTCCTTCCAGCATTTGCTGGATTTTAGCATAATCAATTGCCGGGGATGCCTGCTGTCCTGTTTGAGTTTGTGTCTGCTGCTGATTCTGACCTCCTGCCGGCGGCTCTGCTCCACCTGCGGACTCAGCAAATAACTGTAAGTTCATACGTTTCATCATCCATACCTCCATTTTAAGGGTGTCACCCTGTAATTTTTATTGCATCCATTGTCATCAGTGTCGCTGGCCACGCAGCAGTTTTAAGCCATGCTCGTGTTTGGGCGTAAAAATAACACCCGGGATAGTCCCGCGTGCTTATCGCAAATTATAACCTATCCGTTTCATGTTTCTTGTTACAGCATTAATGATTTCATCTTCATCCAGATGTGCTGTAACATCCATGGAAACTTTCGTCACAGCCGGCTCGTAAGTTGCAAGGAAGATATCCGGCTTACACGGATATATCTCTCCAGCTATACCACGGATAATATAATCCCCCACACTGGCCTCATGTACACCTTCCAGAGTCTGAATCATGAATTTCACATCCGGCGTCCCTGCATTTTCAAACCACACCACCTTGCTTTTGATAGCCTCGATAATCCATTCAGGGTCATCCTCCTGCTCTGGTCCTCCTGTCCATTGAAAAGCCTCAATTACCACTGGTTTCTTTCTGTATTTCATTCTTATCCTCTCTTTCCGTTGCGATATCGCAACAAATAAAATACCACCGGCCATTACTGACTGGTGGTATCATGTTTCTTTTTATATTCTTCCAGCTCTTCTTTTGTCGGCATCGGAATCACAATATCATCATGATCCTGAGCAAAAAACGTCCCTTTTGGATACTCGCCGATTGGACGATCAACGTCCCGAAAACTTACTATATGCTTTTCTTTCATTTTTCCTCCATAAAATATGTAAAACCATACTTTGATGTCAGTTTATCTAGGATGCGTCTCTGATATTCAATTGAGTAGTCATTATCTGTTGTAATCCGACCAGACAATACCTCTTCATACATTTCATTCTGTAACGATAACTGGATCTCAGAATATTCTTTTTCCAACTTTTCAAAGGAATTGATTCCTTCCGGCCATTCCGCAGGCTGTCTTATGACATACACCCCATCACGACCAATGGCACGCAACTCTGTGACACCAGTTCTGCCCATCATATCAATATCATCTACTGAAAAGGTAGCTCCACTTGGATGATTGTGGGTTAACACACCACCTGGCATTAGCGCTGTCTCTTCATCGGTATACACAATCCTGTCTTTTTCTCCGCGTTTCTTTAAGATACGGTTTCCTTGGGAATCGTACAATATCCCATATTCATTTTTATGTCCAGCAATGGAAGCCTCGTCAAGCCTACGTCTTTCAATTGCATCATCCGACCACCCATCTGTTTTAATTATACCAGAGTCCTGATACTTGGCAAGCCTTCGTTTCCAGTCTTTTTCTTTTGCCGTATACATGGTCTTGTTTTCAGGAGATAATGAGTGTTCTGCCAGCCTCCCATACTTTTCTGCCTGCCTTGATACATACTGCTGCTCTGCTTCCTTCTTGTTTGCCAGTCCAATATTTTTCAATTCCTTTTCCGTCCAGGTATCGTCCGCCGTGGAGATGCCAGGGAAATAGGTTGTATGACTGTCCTTGCATCTGGGGTGATACAGTCCGGATGCTATGGCCTTACTCATGAGGGGATACGGCCCATCGGATTTCTTTCCGCCGGACCAGACATCGTCAATCAGGACTTTACCAACAAAGGGCAGACACTTAGGACATGGGTTGCCGCGCTTAGCCATGATGACCGTGGCAATCCCCCATTCCTGCCTCTTCTCCCCCTCGCCCTGCAGGTAAGCCCGCTTGGATGCCGTCCGGATGGCCATGTCTGCATAATCCGCCAGGGTATGACGGGCACCATTGGCATACTCCACACAGTTCAACCCGCGGGAAAGCAGGTCCTTGGTGGCCATGTCCACAGCCTTCTCATAGGTGCCGGCGCCTGAATTGGCATATACCTGGGCGTTGAAAATGGCCTTCCGGTAATCATCATTAGCCATCCTGAGGACTGCCGTTTCAGCTCGCTGCATATCATTGGTCGTGGCCTGAATTAGTGCCTCTAACTTCCGGTCATTCATCCGGAAGAACTCTGCCGTGGCTCCCTGGCTGACTTTCTTTGCCGGGAACCCATTCCGGATCGCGTTCAGAATTTGTATTTCCTGCTGCATGTTCCCCTTCTGCCGGGCAATCTGGATAAGCTCACCCATTTCCTTGTTTAGGTTCCGAAATTGCTTTCCATACCGCTTCTGGTTGTCCTTTTTGTACCTCTCCAGGGCTTTCAGCTGTTCCGTTTGCCACATGGACCACTCAATACCTTCCTTGGTCTCCTCGGCCTGATGCCTGTCCATGTTGCGAATCATGGATTTGATAAGCTCATCCTCTATGGCCTGGAAGGCGGCACCGATATTATACTCATTATGTTGCACTCATCAGCGCCCCTTCCGCACCCAGGGCGCCACTTTCCATCAGTTGACCACCTTTGTTGGAATACACTCTGTATCCCTGGGCCTTAAATTGTCGTGTCAGACTCTTAAGCTGTATGACGCTGCTACACTTATCACAGCGCAGCTCTGCATATCCCTGCTTCTCAATGGCGTATATCCCGAACGGCACCTGCTCACTTGCCACCTGCAGCAGCCCCTGATACTCCTTCTGGTTCATCTGGTACAGGTGGTTCATTACCTTGACCTTCATCCGGTTCCCCTCTCTTCATGTTCAGTTGGAAGCCACCAGCAGACGTACTGATTCCGGGTTCCTCCACTTCCGCAATGCCCTGCTCTGCCTTCAGCCGCGCTATCTCCTCTTGTTTCCATGCATCATCCTTGCTGTCCCCATACAGCTCTTCTACCTGGGCCTCAATGCTCATCATAGGAGCACCGGGCCGGGCCTTGGCCAGGGTCTCCACCTGGCTCTCAAAGGATGGGTTGGCGTACTCGCCGAATGGGATGTCCACCTTGACCTCCTCCGCATCCTTTCCATGCAGGAAGTTATATGCGTTGATGGTTGCCCCCACCAGCTCAGGCAGGGTTTCCTGCAGCGCCTCCACGATGGCGTTCCGGGTATACAAGGTAGCTTTTTCTTTCTCACGCTGAGCCTCAGCATTATCCAGCTTCTTGACATCAATTCCCAAAGTGCTGGGACTTATGACCCCCTGCAGACAAAGGTCCAGAGCTGTACAGTAAGATGCAAGATAACTGTCATGGGGTATTGCCGGCTGCACCACGTTGACCTTGTTATCCGCACTTTCTGACATGTCGTTATCAGAGGCAAAATACTGATTATCAAAAGAATTGGGGCGAATAATCTGCCCGGTCGCTGGGTCGTGCGGTATCAGGCACTCAGGAATATATGTCCTGGCTCGTCCAGCGCGTAGGGCATCCATCCACTGGGACCAAGCCTCGTCAAAGGCGTCAAAGCTGTCCAGCTTACCATCAAAGATGCTGCCGCCGCGTCCTTCATATTTGGTGGACTCATACACCTGCAAGGGTACTGCCAGGATGACATTATCATCAAACTTCGTGTCCTTGATGCCCTTGGTGGCGTCGATAGCATTGAGGGGCACCGAAGTGTCACCCTTGTACAACTCGTTGTATATGTAACCATATCCATAATGCTCATATAGGACATACTGCTGATGGCCAGCCTTATACGGCGTCTTGAACACGACCTCCTTCACCCGGTCCCGGTTCCGGACAATCTCAACGCGTTCCCCTGGATACCATTCCAGGATGGGGAACTCGCTGACGGTCGTATCAATCGTGACCTTAAAGGCTCCATCCCCGATGTATAGGACCTCCTTTAAAGCCTTCTCCATTTTACGAGTGAACTTATTATCTTTTGCAATGTCCTCCCACAGTTGCCGCTGCCGGTCATTATCCGCAAAGTCAAAGTCATTCATATCATCCAGGACAATGCCTGAGAGGATGCGGATAATCAGCCCAGGCAGACCGGTATGTATCTTGCGCATCTCCATACCCGGAGTGCACCTGCTGGCCCAGAATTTGTATTTGTCAGCGTACTCGGGAGCCTGCTGGTACATCTGTTCCAGCTCATTGCCATCCCCGCGGTACCAGATGCGGTTCCGGATGGCATTAGCCTCGAAGTCCAGGACCTCGTTAATCTGGATGCAGTTCCCGCTGGCCGGCACCACATTCAGCCAGGTACGAATGCCACGCTTAATTGTCTCATTCATGTTGTTCAGCCACCTCATTTCTTCTCAGCCTCCTCAAATCCAATCAGGTTCCGGTATGGTATCCATGCATACTGATTGGCATTAATGGTATGGTCGTTCCTGTCCTCTGGCTTGTCCTTCTCATCATCCCAGCTGTACCGGTCCAACTCGGACAGATGCTCCATGCAGGTATCAACTACCAGGTAACAGCCCTGCTGTATCCAGCCCAGCTGCAGGTTGATACGGTCCAAAATCTCCGGTCGCTTGTAGGAATCGTAAAAATTATACAGGCAGCCCTTAAGCCGCTTGTATTTGCGCAGCTCCGTGATGGTCGCCTGGTCCGCATTGTCTATGTACACATCCTTGGCAAATCCCCAATCCTTCCGGCACTGCTCCAGGAAGCCCACAAACTTGACTGCTGTGTCACTGGGCGCCAGCGGGATGTCAAGCTTGGAATTGTTATAGACTTTTTCGGACAGGGTGATAAGTTTCCTATCCTCCGTGATTCCCTGGAATATCATGGCTATGGTATCCGGGGACTTGGAAGAGTAGGATGTGTCCAGGGCCGCAGTGAACTTTTTAAATTTCAGTGCCTTGGCCTGCTGGACTGTGATGACATGCTTAGACCGCTCAAAGTTGGAGAATATCAATCCGGTTGCCTTACCACGCAGGCCTTGAATCTTATTCTTCCAGATTTTCGTTCCCTTCGGGGTATTGGTCATTATCTGTTCCAGTTTTTCCTTGCTCAGGCCCAGGTTATGGGCAAAAGAAAAGAACCAATGTACCCAGCCGGGTTTTGGCTCCTCTTGCAATTCGTCTTTAATTTCCTTTGGTGTCTCTGATTCCCATTCGGGCAATGGCCGGGAGCAGTTGATATACTCCTTGTAGACATCTAGGCCAGGGTCATCCGGATTGAGCGTGGCCATCAGGTAATCACTCCGCATGGCGGCCTCACGCACAAACTCTATGTCGGCCGTGTTAATCTCATCAATGTACAGGCATCCGTACTGGCCGCCCAGTGCATCCTTCCACTTGCGCTTGTTGCCATAGCCGACAACAAAGATTATCTTATCACCGCCGGATGTGTGGAAGAGGATGTGGGGCATGTTATAACCACCTCCGCCGTTACCTTTGTACTCCACCAGTACGCCGAAGTCATCCAGGATACCCAGGTCCTTCTGGATAATGTTCTTCTCGGCGGCTCCGGTATCATCTGCTGCAAGGATGTGCAGC